TTTAAATTTCTGCATTATGAGTAAAGATATTCGTTACGAATTGGAAGTCGGAGGAGCTAAAGGTTATTTAGCTCCTTTGACGTTTCCAGTAGCGGAGGCAGCACTCGGAAATAAAATACTACCTTTTCCGAAATTGCTTACCGCTGGGGCTATCCTTATAAATTCCCTTTGGGTTAGAGGATCGGCTACGTTAAAAGAAAAAGGCGAGAATTTCGACGAGGCTTGTTTACAAGCGGCTGGGATTCTAACAGGACTAGAGAGTTATTTCGAGTTTAAGGGCAACGAGATTACTATACCTCTAGGGGACAAGGTTTACAAGTGTAAGATTAAGGAAAACATAGACAGGGAGACGCTAGAGGAGGCTCTAGGACTTTTAGCTCCTAACGGTATGCTTCCGAAACCTTTATCGGCTGGTAAAAAAATCTTGTTTGAAAACTGGGAAAGTGGAGACAATGAAATTAAAACAAACGACGAGCTTTTAGTTTATGCTTGTACAGCTTGTTACAACTTAGTCCGATTTAAAGGAGGTTCGATAAAAAAGGTTTAAACCAATTCTCTTTAAACCTCGACGACGACAAGGACGAAGTAAGAAAAATAAACGCATTGCTTAGATATTATTTTAAGGTTGACCCCAGAACACTAAGCGACGAGGATTGGTTTAAAATGTGGGGCGAACTCAAGTTCTGTTTAGAATTTGAAGCAAAAAGAAATAGTTTGTAGTTATGGCAAATAATACGGAAACATTTATCATTAAGCTAAAAGACCAGTTTTCTAAAGCGGTCGAAAAAGCGGGAGATAGATCGGACAAGACCAAAGCTAAAATACAAGGCTTGTCGGGTGCTGTTGGTAATCTTAGGAACATCTTAGGAGGTGTTTCCGTAGCTTTCTTGGGTAGAGAAATAGTTCAAAACTTAGCGGAGTTCGAGAAATTCGAGGCGGTTCTTACAAATACTTTAGGCTCTGGCTCTGCGGCGCAAAAATCGTTAGAAATGATTAGCGATTTTGCAGCAAAGACGCCTTTCGCTGTAGACAAGTTAACAGGGGCTTACGTAAAGCTCGCAAACCAAGGTTTCGTACCAACTAGGGACGAAATGAGAAAACTAGGAGATTTAGCCAGCTCTACGGGTAAAGACTTCGACCAATTAGCCGAGGCAGTAATCGACGGACAAGTAGGAGAGTTTGAGCGTTTAAAGGAATTTGGTATCCGAGCCAAAAAATCGGGCGACCAAGTAGCTTTTACGTTTAAAGGAGTTACAAAAAACGTAAAGTTTACTGAAAAGGCTATGCGTGATTACATACTCTCACTAGGGGACGCTCAAGGCGTTTCGGGAGCTATGGCGGCTATATCTGCTACTACTGGCGGACAAATATCGAACCTAGGCGATAAAATGACGCAATTATCTATTAATATAGGTCAAAAGCTAAAACCCGCAATATCTGGGACTATAGAGGTACTTTCTGGAACTATCGACCACGTTACCGAATTGGTTAACTGGTTGGCTGCGGGAGGTACTGGCGTAGATATTCTAACTACAGCGGTAGGCTCTCTAACGGCTGGCTTTCTGGCTTATAAAGTAGCTATGATAGCTACTAACGTCGTCGCAAAAATAGTATCCATAACGCAGCTAGCAATGGCAGCGGCTACGGCTACTACTGGAACGGTTTTACAAGGGGCTACTCTATGGACTAAATTAATTACTGTAGCGCAATGGGCTTGGAATGCAGCACTAACGGCAAACCCTATCGGTATCGTAGTGGCAGCTATAGCGGCTTTGGTGGCTGGTATAGTTATCGCTTGGAAAAGATCGGAGACGTTTAGGGCTGTAATTATGGGGCTTTGGGCTGCAATTAAGCAAGTAGGTATAAATATAAAGGATAATTTCCTAGCTATACCGAATTTGGTTATTAAAGCCTTTATGGCTATACCTACGGCTATAAAGCAAATTTTTAGCGGAGTAGGGGACTTATTTAGCGCAATATTTAGCGGAGATTTTTCCAAAATACCCGATATTCTAAAAGGAATAGTAGCGGATAACGCACTAGCTAACGTAGGTAAGGAGTTCATAAAGAACCAAGTAGAGGGGGCTAAAAAGGTAGCGGGTGCTTTCGGTGCTGCATACGACGAGGAGATCAGAGAGAGTGCGGTAAAAGAGGCTGCAAAGAAAAAAGAAAAAGAGAAAGCCGTAAATACGGGAGTAGTTGGCGGCTCTGTACCAAAAATAGGAAAACAAAAGGGTCTAGGTTCTGGTCTTTCAGAAATAAAAGCCAGCGCACCAAAGACCTTTAATATAAATATAGGGTCATTAATTAAGGAGCAAAAAATCAGTACCACCAATCTAGGGGAGACTACCCAGAAAATAAAAGAGGCGGTTACTAATGTTTTACTTACGGCAGTTAATGACGCTCAAGTAATAGCAGAATAATGGCGTTAACAGATCAAGGGTTACAGTTTATAGTTACGGGATTAGGTGTACAGCTATTAAAGCCGAACCTTTTCGACGTAGAAAGTATAGACCAAGAGGCTACCGACCGAGTATCGTTTCTTGGCACTCCTGTATTTTCTAATTTAGAAATTCCAGCGGGACAGTATAGAGATAACCAAGGGCAAATAGTCCCTTTTGACGGCATAAGAATAGATACGGTGCTATTTGACGTATCTATAGAAAAAAATATCGTAAGGACGCCAATAAACGGTAGAGACGGTACAGTAAAGCAATACATATCGTTAGGAGATTACTCCATAAGCTGCCAAGGTATCATAATAGGAGAAACGGACGCCGCAAACGCTGGTTTCGATGTTTCTCGTACTAATGTAGTACCAGAGGCGGAAATACGTAAACTAAACGAAATTATAAAAGTGCCTCAAGAAATAGAGATCGTTTCGGAGTTCTTGGACTTTTTCGACGTGTCTACGGTGGTAATTCAAGGCGGAGGATTCTCTCAAAGGGAGGGTTTTAGAGATAGTATTTATTTTACTCTTGGTATGCTTTCGGACGCTCCTATAGAGCTAAGATAAGAACGTTTAAAACTATGTTAGGTAAACACATAAAAAATGCTTAGACCAGTATGTAACATACAAATCGGAGATAATGAGTTCGATTTTTTGACCGACGGGGAGTTTTCTACTAGCTGGAAACTACTTACCGATATAGGCAAAATATTACTACCTCATAGGTTTGTAAAGGAGGAGCGAGTTATATTCGTAGGAGAAAATAATTTCTTTCAAAAGGGAGACCCTGTAAATATTACTGCGGGGTACTTTCCAGTAAAAGAACAGATATTCGAGGGGTATGTTTCTGGGATAAAGCCGTCCATACCCGTAGAGATAAAAGTCGAGGACGCCGCTTACTTACTAAAGCAAACAAACCTTACTTTATCATTTGAAAAAGTAACGCTAAAGGAGTTATTAAACAAAGCTCTGGACGAAGCTAAAAGCAAAAGCTCTGGCTATGTACTAGAGGGATTAGAAAAAATACAAATAGAGGCTATAGACGCCAATCTAGGGACTTTTAGGCTTACTAATGTAAGTATGACTAATATATTACAGGAGCTTAAAAAAACATACGCTTTGACGTCTTATTTTAGAGGTCATACCTTGTATGTAGGTCTTGCTTACTACGAGGAGGGTCGCAAGAGAGCTACCTTTACTTTTCAAGATAATATAATCGACGAGGGTACGGATTTAGAATACAGAAAAGAGACGGACGTTTCTTTCAAGATAAAAGCTATATCTATGCTTGAGAATAACACTAAGCTAGAGGTAGAGGTCGGAGACCCGAACGGAGAGCAAAGAACTATTACTAAGTACAATTTAAACGAGGCAGATTTAAAAGCCGCTGCGGAGCGTGAAATAGATCGCTTGAGATTCGAGGGATTTATAGGGCAAATAAACACTTTCTTACAGCCAGTAATGTATCACGGGGACGAGGTAGAAATTATAGACCCTAGGACGCCAGAAAAAAACGGCGTATATTTGGCGGAGAGTGTAGACTATCAAATAGGAGTTAACGGATACTTTCAAAGTATAAAATTAGGCGCAAAAGTTGGGTAAAAATATACGAGATATAATTCAAGAACTATTAAAGGATAATGAGGAAATTTATTCTTTAGTATGCGAGGTTACAGAGGTTAACAGGGAAAAGCGGGTTTGTCGTGTACAACCAGTAAACGGAGACGCAGAGATATTTAACGTTAGACTTCAATCGAAAGTATCGTCCGAAATTGGTCTTGTCTTATTCCCTAAACTAAACTCTCAAGTAACTGTAACTTTCCTTAGTAAAGAGCTAGCTTTTATATCTTTAACAAACGAGATTGAGGATATAAAGCTAGATATAGGCGAGTTTTCTTTATTTATAGACAAGGAAAATTTCGAAAAGTCGGTTAAAAATATAACCATTAATACAGAGAATTACGAAAAAAACGCCACAGATACAAAAATTAATACAGATAATTACGAATTGACAGGAGAAAATGCTAAATTTGAACTTTCAACGATCTTTGAGGTAATTTCTGCGGCAGATATAAAGTTAAAAGCTGTATCTTATTTATTAGAGGCGGCTAACGTCGATATAAAAGGTATAACCAATATTACGGGAGCTACTACCATAACAGGAGTAACGACTATAAACGGAGCGGCTACTATTTCGGGAGCTGCGACAATGGCGGGAGCTGTAAGTATGGGCGGAGGTGCTAACGGAGGGATTCCAAAATCCGCAGCTTTAGGCACGGAGTTAAATAAGCTCGTAACGGAAGTTAACAAGATAGTAAACGCACTCAAAGGCTGGACACCAGTAAGAGAGGACGGAGGAGCAGCCCTAAAGGCTAGAGTAGGTAGTTTAAATACCTTACCCGTAGTTTCTCCTACAGCTATTAGCAATAGTAACGCAACACATTAATAGTATGGACGCTACAGACTTAGGACTAGACGATAACGGAGATTTAGATATAAAGAAAGGCGACTTTACTATTATAGAAAGCGACCAAGTACATATAGAGCATATTCTTTTAAGTAATAAAGGTTATTGGTTCGAGACGCCTTTACTTGGTGTCGGAATTATAGACGAGCTTAACGGTTCTCGTACTAGACAGGAATTAAAGCAAAATATACGTAGACAATTAGTTTTAGATAATTTTGCAGTAAAGAAAATAGAAATATCTCAAGATAGTAAAATCGATATAAACGCAGTACGTAAGATATGATTATAAAACAAAATCAATCGACTTTTGACCTAGCTACCCAGATTTTCGGGGACGTTCGTAGCGTGCTAGATTTCTGCGTAGAGAACGATTTTTCTTTAACGGAGGAGTTAGCCGCTGGCAGCTCTTACGTAGATACCGAGACTATCTACCAAAATGATTTAGTCGAGGATTTTTATTTTAACAATGAGTATGAACTAGCTACGAGCGAACCAAAGGCAGAGAGACAGCCTATCGGTATCGGTACTATGATAGTAGAATCGGATTTCGACGTAACGTAAATAATTAATAAGATGCCTGTAAAAAGTATAGCGGTTTTAAAAACATTTTTCGAGACGGGAGACCGTCCTACAGAATCGCAGTTCGCCGACTTAATAGATTCTTTTATACACAAAACTACTGGATCGGTAGTAATTGGTAGGAGTGTAAACGAAACCACGGGAGACGTAGTAATACAGTTCAGCGACGGCGGAAACATATCCTTTAACGTAAACCCTTTAGAAAGCGCAGAGATCAGTTTTATAAACGGTCTACAAGAGGCTTTAAATAACAAGGTAGATAAAGAGAACGGGAAAGCATTATCTAGTAATGATTTTACCAACGAATTACGTACCAAATTAGAAAATCTACAGGAGATAACTCTACCAACTTCTTACGAGATCAGTTTTATAAACGGTCTACAAGAGGCTTTAAATAACAAAGCTAACGACGACGAGGTAGTAAAATCCGTAACATTTAACGGAACTCCCTACACGCCAGACGGAGACGGTAACGTAACCATAGAGGCAGAGGGAGGAGGAGCGCAAAGCTATAATTTAGGATTCTCTCCCGCTTTTGTGAATTACCAGTATTTCGGTAAAGATGTTTACGGAGTTTTAATACAAGTACCAGCTCCCGACGCTGGGACTACAAACTACTTATTTAACCACAATTTAGACGTAGATAAATATTTACGCCTTGAGGTTTGGGAGGACGGACTGCCAAGTAGTATCTTTGGCGAGAGAGCTAGGCAAGAGTTATCGGAGCTAGTTAATGATAATGCGGGAGTATTGGATTTAACAGACGATACGGTAGACGCTAGAGGCTACCAGTTCCCAGCAAATAAATTATTGTACATAGAGTACACAATAAACCAAATAGTAACCGAGGGCGTCTCTGCGGACGAGGTAGGAGTATCTAGTATAGGTACAGATACCCCACCCTCATAATAATTAATAAAATGGCTGTAAAAACTATAGCAGAGTTAAAAGCTCTTTGGGTTAATGGATTTATTCCAGACCAAGACGATTATGTAGATTTATTTGATACCGTAGAGGCTTTAGGCGGAGACGCTGGCGGAGGTGGTAACGTTGCTTTCGGCTCTGGGGAGGTTAATCCTAACGGAGTAGAGGACGATTTAACGGGCGACCAGATAATCGACCCAGCGGTACAACAATTAATAGACGACAACCCTACGGCGTTACTGTTTTGGACAGATACAACAGCGGGAAACCAAACAGGGGAGGACGGCGAGAATATAACCGACGAGAATAAAACCTTTATGTATATTCGAGGTACTGGCGGAGGTTTAGGCGGTACTTTTAGTTACTGGATAAGAATAGTTAAGCCAGTAATAGAGCAATTTAACAGGCTTTTAAGGGTTACAGATTTAGGCGGAAATTATGACGCTACAGGTAATCAAATAAATTCTTTTTCGGCGGGATTAATTGGCGAGAATGTACTTATTTATGAGGGTTCGGGTAACTTGAATATAAACGTATCGGACGGAGGTAGTACACGTGGCGACGGATTAGTCCCTGTAAATGAATTTACTATCGTAAACGCTGGTACTGGTAGTATTACTTTTCTTTCTCCTCAAAACTCAAACGGAATACAATTACCTCAAGGTAAGAGTAACGTTATTTCTGGTAAAGGAGTTATTAAAGGGTATAATAAGTTTGAGGGTCTTAATACCTTGCAGTATATTTTAAGTGGAGATTTGGATAGCTCGGAGAGTGGAGGCTCTACTATACAAAGAGCTACGCAAACCTTTAGATTAAACGAGCTAAATAGTACGCCTATAACATTGATTGCGGCACAAGGTATCGATAAAGCTATTTTTGTAGACAAAGTTTTCATATCTTTGAAAAACTATAGCGGATTTAATACGACTAGCTTATTTTCTGAATTAAAAGTCGGTCAACTTATGTTTAACTCTCCCGAAATACTACTCGAATTTGGAGCAGATCAAAGAGAGCATTTCGTAACACAAGGAGCGCAAACGCAAATAGTTAGAAAGAATGAGGTAACAAACCAGCCTTTCACTTGGAATATAAACCCTACAGACGAGGCGGGGTTCGGAGCTGGAAGCGGTACGGACGTAGAATTTACGGTAACAACTTACTACACGGTTGAGGATATACTAGATAGTAATAATTTACCAAGCTAAAAACCAGATAAATGGCACGCAGAACACTAGAGGAGATACAGCTAGCAATACTAGAGAAAAAAGACCAAACCGATTCTTTGTCGGCTCTTGAGGTGCTAACTACTAGAGAAAAGCAAACCCTTGGAAATGTTACAAGCAATTCCAAGGTAGCTATTTGGAGGCTTTGGGTTTTTATACAGGCTTTTGCTATCTGGTTGCACGAGGGTATTTTTGAGACCCACCAGCAAGAAATTTTAGAGCTAATCGCTTTAAACAAAATACATACAGCTCGCTGGTATAGAGGAGAGGCTTTAAAGTTTCAACTAGGTTTTGATTTACCAGAAACGGGAGTTTACGATAACGAAAACGTAGACGAGGCTATCGTATTAGAATCTAGGATAATCGCACAAGCCAGCGTAGAGGAGATAGCCGGACGATTAAAAATAAAAGTAGCTAAAGAAAATACAGAGGAGATACTAGAGCCTTTAAGCTCTACAGAGCTAGGGGCTTTTACTCAATACATGGAACTGGTAAAAGATGCGGGTACGAGGTTACAAATAACCTCAAGACCTCCCGACGATATTCGGCTGTCAATCGATGTGTATTTCGATCCGCTAGTCCTTGACGGGAACGGCACAAGGCTAGACGGGTCGAATAATACGCCAGTAGTGGGAGCTATAGAGGATTTTCTTTATAACTTAGAATTTAACGGAGAGTTTTTAACGGACAATTTCGAGAACGCTCTAAGAGCTGTACAGGGTGTACAGTTAGTAGGTCTAAACTCTATAGAGGCTAGATTCGGTACTAATACATACGCTCCAATAGTGGAGACTTATATCGCCGACGCTGGTTATATGGTTTTGAACCTAGACGAAACAACTATAAACTATATCCCTCGTGAGGTATTCTAACATTTATAATATTGATTTTGGAAACTTAGCCAATCTATTAACTCCGCCTTTTTTACGAAAGGTAAAGCTAATAGATTGGCTTATAGTTTTGTTAAAGCCACTAGAGCAAGTAAACCAGTTATTTAAGGTTTTCAGAAACGAGGCTATTTACCAAGTAACGCATAACGGGCAAGTATTCAGCCTACAAGCTGTATTAAATGATTCTTACGATAATTCAGAGCGCAGAATTAGGATAGTAGATTCGTTTATAGTCGATCCTCTATACATTTACCCAGAGGACGACGAAAGACCCGTTTACGTGTACCCAGAGGGGCAAGAACCGCCATACGTTTACGACGACGTTGTATTCGAGGAGGTAGACGTCGATTTTATTGTATTGTTACCGTCAGATTTTAGACCAGCAAGCGACGAAGATCGTAGAATATTAGAGATACAAATACGCAGTTTAATAAATTATTATAAATTAGCAAGCAAAAGATACGTACTAAAATGGATATAATTAGATTATTTGCCGACGGTTTTCCTTTAACCATAGAGCGGCTACAGTTTTTACAAAACACTTACGGGAAAGCTATTTCGCAGCTTACTAAAATGGCGGTTGTGCTAAACGGCGAGGTTTTAGAGTTCCAAGGCGGTACTTTAAATAGCCGAGTAGCAGTATTTGAGACCGTGGACGAAGTTCCTTACAATGTAGACGCCGATAACGACGGAAATTTAGACTTAAAAGTAGCCGACGTAGTTCGTGTAGCAAGATGCGCAGCTAGTGGAGGAGTTGACGCCGTAGCCTTTGCCTCTTTAACAAGAGTAGGGAGCTTACAGCTTAACCAATTCCCTGTAGGAGCTATAATTCCTTTCGACGGAGATATTAATAACTTGCCAGCGGGCTGGGAGCTTTATAATTTAGCTAACCAGTTTATAATGGGAGCGGGCGGAACTCATTCCCTTAATGGTACAGGAGGTACAAACTCCGTAACTTTGCAAAGGGCAAATATTCCTAACTTCACTATGACGGGTAGAACTGGTAACGGTGGAGGTCATAGCCACGGGTATAGAGACGGGTATTTCGTAGAGGCTTTTGAAAGTCCTAACGACGTTTTAAGCGGATACGATTCGGAGCTAGTAGGTAATAATTTCAGAGGGAGCGGAGACACCGATAGCGATAACCGTTATATCTGGTACAAGAACCGTACTACTAATTTTCAGAGCAGCCACGACCATAGTATAAGTGTTAATACTGGCGGTAGTGGTTCGGCTGTAGAGAATAGACCGAGTTTTAAAGCATTAAATTTTATACGATTTGTTGGATTCTAAACATTATACCAATGGGAACAATAAAAATAAAACAAGAACCCCCTAAATTTTTGTATGAAATGAAAACTATTTTTTCGATTTGTGTAGCTCTTTATAAGGCAAAAGGTTTGTACAAGCTAACCCTTATAACCTCAACGGCTCTAAGTATAACGCCGTTGCTAGATTCTTTACAAAAGTATTTAACTCCTAATTTCGATTATATCGCTATTTGGTTGATACTGATGATAGCCGACGTACTATCGGGGCTATACAAGCATTCGGGAAAGTGGGACAAAGACCAGCCTAATACTTTAGACAAGGACGCATTTTTTTATAAGTTAATGCGCAAAGTATTTGCCTCTGCTATTTGGCTGGTAATAATAAACGTAATAGAGGTGCATAGCCGCATAGCTTCCGAGTACTTAGATATGTTCGGTATTGGTGTACTTATATCTTGGTTAATCTGGTCTATAGCCTCTAACCTATACGTAATTACTGGTAGCTCATTCCCTCCCGAATGGATTATGAAGCGTTTACGTACAGCCAATGAGGACGAGGACTACAAAAACAATGAAAATGAAAACTAGATATTTTTGGTTATTTGATGCGGGACACGGCGGAGTTATCGACGGAGTTCCGCAGACCGCTGGAAAACGCTCCCCAGATTGGGACAAAGGCGTACTATACGAGGGTGTTTCTAATAGAAAAATACTAGCCAAAGTAAAACAACTTTGCGACGAGGCTTGTATAGTTACTAGAGATATTACCCCAGAGATAAAAGATATTTCTCTGGCTCAAAGAGTAAAGCGAATAAATGCTTGCCAATCTGCTATAGGCAATTGTATAGCCTTGAGCTTTCACTCCGACGCCTTTCATAAAGAACAGGCGAACGGCTGGTCGGCTTTTACTTCATACGGCGACACTAAGTCGGATAAAGTAGCTACAATGCTCTATAAGCACGCTAAAAAGGCTAAATTCAGGTTGAGGCAAGATTTAAGCGACGGAGACCCAGATAAAGAGGCTAATTTCTTTATTCTTAGAAAAACCGCTTGTCCCGCTGTACTTATAGAAAATCTTTTTATGACCAATAAAAAAGACTACGACGTACTTATGAGCGAAAAGGGACAAGACAAAATAGCTCGAATGATTTTTAATGCTATTAAAGAAATAGAACAAAATGGAATATAGGACAAAAAGAACCCTACAGTTAACCGTAATATTGTTGCTTATATTTATAGCTGGCTCTTTTTTTGGAGGTAATGAGTACGTAAATTTTTTGAAAAAAGAAATTAAAGGAAACCAAAAAAAAATAGATTCTATAGAGAAAACAAAAGCTATACTTTTCGACGAAATTAAAAAGGATTCTATAGCTATTTACAAAAGGGATTCTATTATATTGGTCTTGTCCAAAGAAAAAGTTAAGCTACTAAATACCGTAAAATACTACAAAGATGAAAACAAGAAAATCAAAGGCACTTATATTGATAGCCCTATTAATAAGCGTATTGAGCTATTCACAAGACTTGCAACCGAAAAAGATACAGTACAATAAACAAGAGGGTTTGTTTATATCTTTCGCTTTAATGGATACTATAGCCTTTAAGTTAATAGATCGAAAAACATTAAAAAGCCAATCCCTAACTTTATCACAGCTATACAAGGTATTGAATGAAAAAAACAAGGTAATAGAGGAGCAGCTAGATATATCGAAAAAATCCTCTACAAAATGGCAAATACTTTACGAGAAAGCAAAAGCCCAAGGATCAATATACCAGAACTCAATAAAACAACAAGAGGAGATTCTAAAGCAAACTAAAAAAAAGCATAGACGTAGATCGCTTATGCTTTTCGGTGGCGGTGTCGCCGTAGGTGTTTCTGTATTTGCTATACTTATAAACTAAGCTCAAGCCCAAACGTATTTTTCAATAAATCTAGGTTTGGGTTTTTTTTATTCAGCTTGTCGTACTTTTCTTGTACGGTCTTGGGTTTGGCTATGTTCTTAGGCTCGGCACAAGTTAATTTGTCAATTCTTATTTTCTTCATAATGTTTTATTATATTTGTAAAATACAAATATACAAAAATGAGTTTAAATAAAGATGCAAATAATTTAGACGCCTCAATAGCTGGGGAGGTTAATATATGCAATATCTTTGAAAACGAAAGCGTTAACGTTACTTTTAAGAACGACGACGGGGTAGATTGGGACGGAGACTACAAGTTTTTTCTTTATAATTCAAAAAAGAAAAACACGGAGACCGAAATAGCTAACGCTATTCAATTATCTGGCGACGAGCTTATTTTAACAATAGAGCCAGAAACTCAAGGAATAGAGCCAGATAACCATTATTACGAAATATTCGACACGGTGTCTAAACGTGTGGAGTTTTTAGGAGAGTTGACTATAGAAAAATGAATGTTAGTATAACACATAACGGAAATAAAAAACGTGTCTCGGTATCTTGTACCAAGAAAGGCGTAGTTTCTTTTATAGACAGACCTAAGAAAAAAATTACAATAGAAATAAATCGAGACGGCTTATCGGCTTACCAGATAGCTGTTAAGAATGGATACACGGGAACTGAATCGGAATACGCCGCCGAAGCTGTACACCCGTTAATAGATTTTACGGCGTATTATATTTTATCTAAATCCTAATACTATGACACTAGAGGAAAGAATTATCGCTCTTGCTCAAGCCATAGGGGTAGACATTAAAGCCCTGTACGGGATTATCGGTTTACTTTCTAGCTTGACAACCACAGACAAAACGAGTATTGTCGCAGCTATCAACGAAGTAAAGGCGACCGCCGATTCTGCTACACAAGGCGGAATAACTCAAACACAGTTAGACGCTGCAATAGCTCAAGCTAAAGCGGACTTAACTAACGGAGCAAGCACGGCGTTAGATACATTTGCAGAATTAGAGGCAGCTTTAGGAAACGACCCTAATTTCGCCACTACTATAGCTACAGGACTAGCAAATAGAGTTCGTTTCGATGCAGCTCAAACGCTTACAGTAGCTCAAAAATTACAGGCTTGCCAAAATATCGGAGTAGGAGACCCCGACCACGATTTCGTAAGCGATTACAATACAGCTAAAGCCTAACCAATGAGCCAAGAAAGGGAGGACAGAATAAAAGAGCTAGCCGAGGCGATAGGTGTCGATATAAAAGATATTTA